ACCTCCCGCAAGGGGCAAAACTACTGGCTTATGGAATGGACTTTGGCTACACAAACGACCCAACCTCCCTCGTGGGTGTGTACGAGTACGGGGACGCTCTTTATATGGACGAACTCATCTACCGCACGGGGATGACCAACAGGGACATCCACAACGTACTGACCGACCTCGGCATCAGTAGGTATGCGGAAATCTTTGCCGATAGCGCAGAACCTAAATCCATTGACGAGTTGCACCGCTTCGGATGGAACGTGAAGCCAACCGCCAAAGGCCCAGATTCCGTAATGGCGGGAATTGATATGATGAAACGCTTTCGCCTACTGGCTACCCCACGAAGCACGAACCTAATCAAAGAACTCCAGAACTACAAATGGGCAGAGGACAAGAACGGGAACCTGCTTAACAAACCGATGGACGCTTTCAACCACGCCTGCGATGCTGCGAGATATGCGGTATTCAATAAGAAGGCAAACCCTAACTTTGGCAGATATTCTTTACGATGATATTAGTTGTAGGTCAACCAAACGGAGTTTACTACCACCGACTCCAAGTGCCTTACGAGGACTTACTGATGCGTGGGTTTGCTGTGAAGTTCGGCACGATAGCCGACCTCGACCAGTTGAAGGGGCATATCACGCACCTCGTGGTGAACCGTGGATTGGCTACCAAAGACCACAACAAGTTCAAAGCCCTTCTGCGGAAGTACGACATCAAGTTCATTGTGGACTTGGATGACTGGTGGAACCTGCCTACCGATCACGTCAACAAGTCACTCGCAAAGGGAACGCAGATTCTGAACTCCCTCAAGATAGCGGACGAGATTCACACCACTAACGAGTACCTCGCCGAGAAGATTCAAAAGATAAATCCGTACGTCCCCATCTACATTCTGCCGAACGGCATCGACCCAAGACGGGAGCAATGGAAAACGGACAAGACCACGGAGGAGTTGACCATCGGCTACCTCGGTGCCTTGCATCACGACTACGACCTCAAGTGGAATGAGATTGACCTATCCCCTTACAACTCGTATTCCATTGAATACTACCAACAGGCGATTGGTACACGGCAGGCATTTGACAAAAAGAACTACGAGAACTACGGGGAACTGTACAGGCAGGTGGACGTCTCCATCGCACCACTCGCCCCAACGGAGTTCAACCGATGCAAGTCCAACCTCAAAGCGTTGGAAGCAGGATTCACCAAGACGTGCATCATCGCACAAAAGATGCACCCGTACACGCCCCTCTTGAACGATAGCAACTCAATCCTCTGCCGCACCCCATCGGACTGGAGGGAAGCCCTTGCATCCATCACCAAAGAGAAAGCGCAGGAGCTTGCAGAAAACCTGTACCACGACGTGCAATTCTTTGACATCGAGAACATCAATAACACCCGACAGGAATGCTTCGTAAAGTAATAATTCCAACCGAACTCGCTGACATCACCCTAAAGGACTACCAGCGGTTTATGGGGGCAAACCCCACGGATGAGACCTTCAACCAACTGGCTCTGTCTATCTTCTGCGGAATTGATGCGGAGGAGTACCCGCTATTCCCGAAAGCGCAACTGGAGGAGATTGAAACGCTTGTGCAGTTCACCTTGAACGAGAAGCCAGATCTCAAGCGCATCATCAAAATCGGAGACGTGGAGTACGGCTTTCACCCCAACTTGGAGGACATCACCACGGGCGAGTTCATTGACGCACAGGAATACCTCAAGGATTCCATCAAGAACGCCACCAAATGGCTGGGGGTATTGTACCGACCCATCACACAGAAGGCCGCAGGGCGTTACGAGATTGAGGCGTACAACCCAGCGAAGCACGACGGAGCAGCATTCGAGAATGTAACTATGGACATCGTGGAGGGGTGTCGTCTTTTTTTTACTCGTTTGCAACTCTCATTACAGATAGGTACCCTACTGTCTTCGAGTCCGAACCCAGCGACCAAAGAGCTGCGGACATCAAAAGCCAGTTCGCTAAAAAGTGGGGATGGTTTGCAGTCATCCATCAACTTGCTGGCGGAAATGTACTCCATTCTGAAGCCGTCACGAATCTCCCGCTGAACCAATGCCTTACTTGGCTTGCGTACGAAGTTGACAAGGCACGAGTCGACCAAGCCCTGATGCGGCAGCAAAGCCGTTAAGGGGTTTTATAGTTATGAAATACGGATACTATCAACTTTGCGAGGCGTTGCAATCGGCAGCGATCTCGGCTGATTATATTACGACTACCACTTGGGGAAACATCTTTGACGTTGATATGCGTAAGATGACCCTGTTCCCGCTTTGTCATATCTTGGTGGGGAACGCTACCATCAACGAACGGACGGTCACCTACGAGGTTGACCTTTTGGTGATGGACGTGGTGGACTACTCGAAGCAAGACCCGAACGTAGACCCGTACTCCTTTCAAGGGGTGGCTATCAAGCAGGACATCTACCACCGTGCGCTATTTTCAGCGCAGCAGATGATCGCATCACTACGCAGGGGGGAACTGTACACCGATGGCTTCCGATTGGTGAATGACCCCGTATGCGAGCCGATTGACGAGGACTACGAGAACACCCTTTGCGGGTGGAAGTTCACCCTCCAGATTGAGACCCCGAACCCGACAATCATCTGCTGATGGCAAAGCCCGATTTGAAGAAAGCCGAGAATACCAAGTTTGCCCTTGACAAATTTGGAAAGTACCTCGTGCAGCAATCTCGGGCAAACCTCACCAAGCACAATAAGAACGTCACCAAGAAACTGTACAATTCGCTCGACTACGAAACGAAGGTGAATCCTCGCTCTTTTGAGTTTGACTTCTTGATGGAGGAGTACGGGGAGTGGGTAGACAAGGGACGAAAGAAGGGCAAGATGCCCCCGTTCGGTTCAATATATGCGTGGGTCGCACGGCGCAAGATTCAATTCAAAGACAGCAAGACAAAGAAGTTCCTGTCCTACTCCCAGACCGCTCGTTTGGTGATGCTTAAAATCAAGAACAAAGGAATCGACCCAACCAACTTCTACTCCCGACCTTTTCAGTTGGGCTTTGCTAAATTACCAGAGGAGCTACGCCAAGCATACGAGCTGGACGTGACGAAGTTCTTGGAATTTACGATAAACGAAATGAACAAAAAATATAAGTAATGGCTATCACCATAGTACAACAACCACCCGCCTACGCCTTCGGCAGTTCACCTATGGTGTACGGACTGGACTCTACGGCATACGCCTCGGCGGGCTTCGCATACATCGCAGACGTATTTGTGTGGACGGGTTCTATTGCCTCCGTTCCTGCGAGTTACACCTACCGCTTTAAGTTGCGACCCGATCCCGTGTCTGCTCGTTATGGATACTTGGATATTCGGAACGTGGTTGACCAGTACCTTTCTGCTACCACGATAGCCCACGATGATGGCACGGCACAGAACAACGTGGCCTCTGTTGTCAACGTGCAGGTGAAGTTCCGTGAGTACACCAATAGCGGTGGGCTTACTGGCGTGCTGGCTACATCGAGCAGCATCCGTGCATACGATGGATGGAGTGAGGTGAGCGATGGACTGAACGTAAACTTGGAAACCCAAACGGGAGGCATACTGACCTCGATGCCCCAGTCCCCTTCTTGGGTTCCTATCTGGGAGGAGCAGCAGATGACGCTCGGAGTGATGCTCGGCTCTACACCCCCTCCAGACCGCATACAAGTCAACTACTCGGACGGAACCTACGGGACGCTCCTGTTCTCTACCTTGTCGGTGACGGGAGGCAATAACTCGCAGAACTGGATGTGGTTTATTCCAATCGGAATCACCAACCTCAACGCCTCTGCTATTGACCGAAAACCAGAGGATATTGCGAACCTGCAATGGTACACGATTGACTTTCAACAGGGCTACGCTGCAGCATACGAGACCCGTGTACTTGCTGATGGTGGCGTATGCGAGGGGCTTGCTTGCTTACAAGCGGCACTCATTGAACTGGCAGGAATCCAAAGCACCTACAAATTTGAGGTTCAATGCGAGCCACGATACACCCCGCTCACGATTGCCTTCCAAAATAGGTACGGGGCGTGGGATTATTTGCTGGTGCAAAAGAAGTCCGTAGAGAGCTTAACTATCGAGCGAGATACCTATACCGCAAACGTCATCACACGAAGCGCAGGGAGTGCCTCAATACCCTCCTACGCAGCGTCAAAGCAATACTTCAACACACAAGGCCAAGAGCAGCTGATTGTGAACACGGGATTCATTTCGGAAGGGATGAACGAGATGGTGAAGGATATGATGCTTTCCTCCACCTTGCAGTTGGTAGAGCAGCAGCAGGGCGTAATTTTGAAGGATACGCAGGTCACCTACAAGACCTCCGTGAATGACAACCTCGTGCAGTACACCTTCACTTTGGAATACGCAAACCCAGTCAAGAACAAGTTATGGCTCTAAAGATTCAAACCAGCACGGGGTATCTTGATACCTACGGGGACGAGTCAATCTCTCTGGACTACAACGTGGCGGACTTGCGTGACCCTGCGGTCATCTTCTCCCCGATCACGCAGAACTTCAACCTCCCAGCAACAGACGCCAACAATGCTTTCTTTAAGCACTACTACGACGTCAATATACAGGGAGGATACAACGCCTACTCGAAGCAGCAAGTCACCCTGTTCTCTGACGGGGTTGCTCTTTTAGACGGATACATCCAACTGCTGAACGTGACCATCCAAGATGGGATGATTAAGGGGTACGAGGTGCTGGTGGCTGGAGAGGTGGGCGGCATTGCCCGCACGTTGGGAGAAAAGGAGTTGAGCGAGTTGCCTCTTGATGCCCTTGACCACACGTTCAACTGGGACAATATATACGATTCGTGGACAACGCCTATAGGGGACGCCATAACGTACGGAATGGTGGACGCAAAGGGATTCGCCACCGACTCGGTGTTCGCTCCGCAGAACCCATTAAAACCGCTCGCAGAGACCAACTTCTACCCACACATCAAAGTCAAGTACCTCATTGAGCAGATATTCTTGGGGGCTGGGTACACTATCAACGCAACGGGATTCTGGACATCAGAGTATCTCACGGAGTTGTATATGCTCCTTTGGACGAACGATGCTATCGTTCCCAACGAGGAGGCATTCAATTCTCGCCTATTCCAAGTGACGGGTGATGACCTTCAAATCAGTAACGGTAACGCAGTAGCTCCAACGCAAGTCACTTTCTCCTCCGAGGTATATGACAACGGAGGGAACTTTTCGGGGAATAGCTACGAAGCAAACTCAAGAGGCGCATATCAGTTCAATTTTGCGGGTACCCTTGATGGTAATTTTAACCTGCGAATACAACCAAGCATCAACGGAGTGACAGGCCCGAGCTATTGGGTGACGGCGAACACGGACTTCTCTGTCGACTTTACGTTGAACTTGGAAGCAATGGACGTGGTAAGGTTGTATGCTGCTCACAACGGAGCATTGGGAGTCACAAATACGAGAGACATTCTGACCTACACTTGGACGTGTACCTCCGCTCCGTCTTCCCCCGTTGGATTGACGGTATCGATGACGGACTTGATGCCTAAAATGAAGCAGCGTGACTTCATTGCAGGGGTGGCAAAGTTGTTCAACCTTGTCATCGTTCCCGATCGAGATACGCCAAACACGTTAAACGTATATGACTACCAAACGTGGATTGCAACAGGAGCAGTAAAGGACTGGACGTACAAGGTTGACATCAGCCAACCAATCACCATCCAACCAACCACAGACCTGCAAGGCCGTTCAATCAACTTCACATTCCAAGAGGGCGGAGCCATCATCGAGCAGGCATTCAAGAACTCCTTTGGCTACTCGCACGGAACGCTGCAAATCGCAGACACCGCAAACGAGTTCGCACAGGGTGAGTTCAGCGTAGAGGTTCCCTTTGTATCATCCCTGTACAACCGACTGAACAACACCGCTAATCTGGAGATATTGCAGTTGTTTGACCTTGAAGGAAAGGCCATCGATAGCTTGCCCCGATTGATGTGGTATCAAGGTAAGCGTGAGTGCGTGCGTTATTCGGTGATTGACCAGAGCGTCCCCACTTTAGTTCAACTGTACGAGTACCCAAAATTCGGGGTATATACTGAAGGTTACACAAAAGACATCACCCTCACGTTCGGGCAGGCGGTCTTGGACAACCGCATCCCACCTCCGTACAATTTGTTCACGGAGTTTTGGGCAACGTACCTCACCGAAATCTACGCATCGGATGCGGTGATGCTTACGGCGCAAGTGGTGCTTGAACCCTCGGAGGTGTACAACCTCGACTTGAACACCCAAATTTACCTCGACCAAGAATACTGGCGTATCAACAAGCTAACAGGGTACGACCCAGAGAAGCGCACAGGAACGATTGAAGTATTCCGTGCCTCCTTTGCGAACGGCATCATCTGCACCGACCTTCCAACCATAATGAATTATGACGGAACTGTCGGAGGGTTAACCACGCAGAGCTGCTGCGAATACTACGGCTACCGATGGAACTCGGTGACTGGTACTTGCTACTGGCGCACTTCTCGGTTGCTATCGTTAAAGGATGACCTTCAAGCGATGCGTCACACGGCAACAGTTTCACTTGAGCCAGAGCAACCGACCAGCACACAACCAAACCAAGTATTCTTTTTTGATGGAGAACTTACGGAGGAAGGGGTAAGCGAGGAGGCAGGGTACGCCCTGCTCAACTACTCCAGAAGTGCATTCGACCTTATGGAAGACCAGAAAAAGTTGTTCTTGTTTTCCGCAATAGTAAACGAGACAGGCAACGGAACGTACGCCTCATCACATTATTATTCCGTGGAGCGTGGCGCAACAGAAGACGTGGTTACCGAGGTTCGTTTGATACCTTTCGACCATAATTTCAAAGTAGAACCACTGCTAATTGATGACCGAGTGGTAGGCGTATTGTGCAGGTCGTTAAAAAATACAAACAGTTCAAGCGTATGGAAGATCCGAATGGAAGTACAACAGATATGATTGACCTCGGTTTTATAGTTAACGCCCTAAAGCAACCCAACCTCGGCCTGTCCGAGGAGGTGGAAGTAGCAAAAGGAAAGTATCATATCATCAGCAGCATCGCCCAAGCAGGGGTACAAATCAAGAGACAATGGCAACGGAGAAGGTTATCAAACTAAAAGTCGACAATGGCGATGCCGTCAAGGAAGTTGACCAGCTAACCGCCTCCCTTGACAAAACAGACAAATCGGCAGAGGAGGTCAACAAGACCCTTGACTCTGGTGTAGATGCCCTTGACAACTTCACCAAAGGCGGTGTGACCGCAATGAAGGGGCTTGTGAGTGGCGCACGAACTGCAATCGGCACAATGAAAACCCTAAAGGGCGCAATCATTGCGACTGGTATTGGTGCGCTCGTTGCCGTAGTCGGCTCGCTTGCTGCCTACTTCACCCAAACCGAACGAGGTGGTGACAAGCTGAATGTCATAATGGGCGCAATGGGTGCGGTCATTGGTAAGTTGACGGACGTAATCATTCACCTCGGCGAGAAAATTGTATCGATATTTGAGAACCCAAAGAAGGCATTGCAGGACTTTGGTAAGTTGCTAAAGGAGAATATCACCAACCGAATACAGGGACTTCTTGAGTGGTTCCCTGCGCTCGGTAAGGCGATGAGTTTGGTTTTCAAAGGTCAATTCAAGGAGGCGGGCAAGGTAGCCGTCGATGCCGTTGCAAAGGTGGGTCTTGGTGTTGAAAACATCACAGACAAAATTGGAGCCGCTGGTGAGGCGTTAGTGAAGTTCGGAAAGGATGCCGCCGCAGCAGCAGCCGAGGGAGCAAGAATTGGTAACATCCTAAACGATGTAGAGGACGCAGAGCGTGAGTTGCTTGTCCTTCGTGCAAAGGCCAACAAACAAATCATCGAGGCACGATTCATTGCGGATGACGTCACCAAGTCCACAGAGGAGCGGATTGCCGCAGTTCAACGTGCTTCTAAATTGGAGGAGCAAGTAGCCAGCAAAGAACTCAAGGCAGCACGTCTAAAGGCGCAAGCATTAAAAGACCAAGCGGCTATCTCGGAAACGACAGAGGAGCAGTTTGTGGCAATCGCAGAAGCGCAGGCACGGGTTCTGGACTTGGAGGCCGATTCAATCCGCAGACAAAAAAGATTACAGAGCGAAATCAACTCCCTACGAAATGAGGAGAAGACCCGTCTTGCGGAGGTTGATAAGGTAAGAGCAGACGCTCAAAAGAAGGAGGAGGACTACATCAAGTTCGTAATGCAGGGGGATAAGGAACTGATTGATTCCTTGAACCAACGCAGGGCAGCTCAAGTCAAGTCCCTTGAGGAGTTTCAAGCAGCACTCAATCGCTTGCGAGGTGTTGCCCAGACCGAGAAAGAGAAGGAACTCGCACAAATTGATGCTGACGCAAAGGCAGCCCTTGATGCTTTGATCGCATCTGGAAAGGCAACTGCTGACCAAGCGGCAATCATTACCGCAGAGCAACGCAAAGCCGAGCGACTTGTCAACGAGAAGTACGACAAGTTGGACGAGCAACGGCAGATGGCGAACAACGCCAAGAAGTTAGAGTTGGCAGGGCAGGCGTTTGGTGCTTTGGCGCAGTTGGCGGAATCGTTCTCTAAAGGCGATGAGAAAAACGCAAAGAAGGTATTTAACATTACCAAAGCCCTGCGTCTTGGCGAGGCGGTAGCCAACACCGCAGCAGCCGTAATGAATCAACTTGCCTCTACTCCTGGCCCTGCTGGATTCGTGCAGGCGGGTATTGCGGCAGTAACTGGAGCGGCACAAATTGCAACAATCGCAAAGAGCAAATTTGAACCAAGCAAAACCACGGCAGACCCTATTGCTCCAGTACCTTCAGCGGGAGCAACAGGAGGTGGAGGGTTCACCCCGAACATCTCGTTCACGGGAATCGGGCAGAATCCGCTATCTGGTATCTTTGATCGCCCGATGCAGGCGTATGTCGTGAATCAACAAATGAATAACAATAATATGCTGGAGCGCAGAATCCGTACCAGCGCAAATTTCGGAGGATGAAGTATTACGAATTAGTGCTTGAGAATGAGCAGTTTATGGGGGTAAATGCTATCTCGGTAGTAGAGAACCCAGCAATCGAGGAGGAGTTTGTAGCCCTCTCCGCACAACAGGTGTCCTTCGCTATCCAAAACGAGGAGAAGCGAATCATTATCGGCCCAGTCCTAATCCCGAACAAGCCAATCTACCGCAGGGACGACAAGACGGGGGAGGAGTATTACGTCTTCTTTACTGACAAGACCATCCGCCAAAGTGCTGAACTGTTCCTAAAAAAGGGACTGCAAGCATCCACCACCACGGAGCATTCGCAACAGGTGAACGGAGTGACCACCATCGAGCAATGGATTATTGAGGACGAGGTACACGACAAGAGCCGCAAGTACGGAATGAACTACCCAATCGGTACTTGGATGCAGACCCGCAAGGTCGACAACGACCAAGTGTGGGAGGACGTCAAATCGGGCAAATACAAGGGCTACTCCATCGAGGGGTGGTTCGCTCACAAGCCATCTTTGGAAGTGGCGATGAGTTCAATGCAGGAGATTGAGGAGCAAGAGGCAGAACACCTCGTTGAACTGTACGTTCTGGGAGCCGTCAAGGGAATACTAAAAAAAGACAAGCGAGTAAAGGCAGGGCAACGTGTGGTGATGGAATCCTATTCCGACTACCCAGAGGCCGTGCGTAACAACGCCAAGCGAGGCATTGAACTGAACGAGAAGGGCGGCAACAAGTGCGCTACTCCCGTTGGCAAGATACGAGCGCAGCAACTCGCAGACGGAAAGCCCGTATCGTTTGACACCGTGAAGCGTATGTACTCCTACCTATCAAGAGCCGAGGAGTATTACGATGAGAGCGACTCATCTGCTTGCGGTACTATCTCCTACCTCCTTTGGGGTGGACTGGCTGCGAAGCGTTGGGCAGAATCTAAAATCAAGGAAAATGAAAAACAATCCTAAACCCCCCGTACCTCCCAACTCACGGCGTGGATGCCTCTGCAAAGACGGCACCTACTCCCGCAAATGCTGTGACCCGAATGATATGTGGGCGCAAGGCATCGGATTCATCGGAGGCAAAAATACCCAAAATCCCTAATCTCTAATTATTATACTATGAACTTGAACGACATTTTCAAGAAAATTGAGTTCGCCTTGCAGCCCGAAGCGGTTGCCCTTGCGAGCGCAAAGTTGGCTGATGGTACTATGGTGGAAGCCGAGGTACTTGAGGCAGGTCAAAACATCTTCCTTATCGGAAGCGAAGGCGAGAAGGTGGCAGTCCCTGTTGGTGAATACCAAATGGAGGATGGTCGCATCTTGGTCGTTACGGAAGAAGGCGTGATTGCCGAAATCAAAGAGAAGGCAGAAGAAGCAGAGCAGGAAGTGACCATCGAGGTCGAGGCCGCTGCTGAACCTACCGCCTCCGAGATGATGGCGATGATTCAATCCCTCAAAGAGGAGGTTGAAATGATGAAGACGGAAATGGGCAAGAAAGAAGAAATGTCCGTGGAAGCCGTAAAAGAGGAGGAAGTGAAAGAAGTGGTAATGGCCGCAGAGAAGCCCATCGTGGCTGCTCCTGTCGAGGTTAAACCCGAACTGAAATTCCAAATCGGTGCGAAGCGTACTGCGACAACCGCAGACCGAGTGTTCAACAAATTATTCAACTAAACAACCCCCAATAAAATGCCCACAAGCACGAGCATTACGACCACTTATGCTGGTCAATTTGCAGGCCAGTACATCTCTGCTGCCCTGTTGAGCGGTGACACCATCGCAAAAGGCGGCTTGACTGTCAAGCCAAACATCAAATTCAAAGAAGTAATCAAGCGTGTTGAGCTGGATGGTATCGTAAAAGACCAGACCTGCGACTTCACCGACACTTCCACTTTGACCTTGACCGAGCGCATCTTGCAGCCCGAGTTCTTGCAGGTTAACTTGGAGTTGTGCAAGAGCGACTTCGAGAGCGATTGGGAAGCCATCCAAATGGGCTACTCCGCTTTTGACGTATTGCCAAAGAACTTCGTTGACTACTTCATCGCTTACAACTCTGCAAAGGTTGCCGAGTGGATCGAGCAGAAAATCTGGACTGGCGCAACTGCCAACGCAGGTGAGTTCAACGGATTCCAAGCGTTGCTTGCTGCTGACTCAACTGTTGTTGACGTGACTGCTGCTACCGCTGGTGTATCTGCCTCCAACGTCATCACGGAGTTGGGCAAGGTTGTTGACGCTATCCCGACCGCATTGTTCGGTAAGGAGGACTTGCACATCTACATCCCGACCAACGTGATGAAGGCATACGTCCGTGCTTTGGGCGGATTCGGTGCTTCTGGCTTGGGTGCTGCGGGTGTTGACTCTAAAGGTTCTACTTGGTTCAACAACCAAGAGCTGATGTTCGAAGGTGTTAAGTTGTTCCACGCTCCTGGTCTTGGTTCAAACAAGATGGTCGCTGGTCAGAAGTCAAACTTGTACTTCGGCTGCGGGCTTTTGAGCGATACCAACGAAGTCAAGGTGCTGGATATGAGCGATTTAGACGGTAGCAAAAACGTACGTTTCATTATGCGTATGACTGCTGGCGTTCAGTTTGGAGTAGGTGCCGACTTGGTATACTACGCCTAATCGCTGAAGGATGACGCAGGGGGAGGGCTTGGGTAAGACACCCTCGTCCTCCCTTTTGTGTTTGAAGTGTTCAAAGCCGTTGATAGGGAAGCAAAGAAAATTCTGCACCGATACCTGCAAGCAATCGTACAGATACATAACAAAAGGAATAACCCGACCGAAAGATGTCTACCGAAAGCACAAGAAAGCGACTTGCCAAATGTGTGGATTCGTTCCTGCACATCCTTGCCAGCTTGATGTCGACCATATAGACGGCAACCGCCACAACAACGCTTTGAGCAACCTGCAAACACTCTGCGCCAACTGTCATCGAATTAAAACTCA